GGCGCATATACCCGCGGGCGAAGCGGATCAGTCCCGCTTCGGTCATAGGGCTCTTGCGGGTGACAGTCTCCTGGTGGTTTCCAAAAGTGCTGGAGTACATACGGACTTGGTAGGTGTACATGAGGGCTCCTTTATAAACTTTCGGTTTCTTTCGACAACTCAAAATATACGCTTCCCGTTAATAATAATCAAACGTTTCGTTTATAGTAATAACCCTTATACGTAAACGAGGTATAAAAAAGCCTCGCAAGTGCGAGGCTAGTGTTTTAACTGTTATTTTTAGATTTTTCTAACAAGACAGGTCGTGACGACCCTCCCTAAAATTTTGAATCCACTTTCGATGTCTGGCGGCGAAAGTGTGTATGTCTGGTAAAGATGATTGTCGCTGATGATGTTTAGGCTTTTGCCAACTCGCTGTATCCGTTTTATAAAAAGCTCGTCACTGAAAATAAAAGCAAAAATCGAATCCGTATAGACGGAATTAACGCTTGTGTCAAGGATCACAAAGTCCCCGTCTTCAAGAGTGGGGCTCATGGAGTCTCCGCTTACACCGATGATGTTTAGTGCCCTAGGGTTAGCATCTCCGCAATGCCGGGACACCCACGGTCGGTTTACTTGAATCATCTGGACAACGGCTGCATTTGATAGCTCTCTCCCGTTGCCGCAGGAGGCTTTTACGTCCATTAAAGGAATGCTTACCCAGTCCGCTGATACCAATGATTGATGAACCGGGTCGTCCGCTCTCCCCGTTATTAACCAAGAAGGGGAAACCTGAAGAGCCGCGCACATTCGCTCTACTTCATCAACCCCGGGGCGGTTCCTGCCAGACAACCAAGCCGAAAGTGTTTGAGGACTGACATCTATTTTTCTGGCGAAAGACGCTTGCGATAAGCCCTTTTCATCAAGCAGCGCTCGAACGCGATTTATAAGAGATGAGGCGGTCATTTAAATTCTCCCGTTTTGGCGGATAAAGATTAACGCAAAGTTCACATTAAACAAAATAAAGTGTATACTTTTGGTGTACATTAAAAATGGAGAATTTAATGGATACGTTTACGCGAGCAATTGAAGGGGCGGGGTCTCTCGCCGAACTCTGCCGTCGCATGAGCAGAGTACCTGATAGCGCCCCCGTGACCCCTCAGGTTTTTTCTGGATGGAGACGTAGGGGACAAGTCCCTGAGAACCGAGTCTGGCAGTTTGCTGAGGCTTCGGGGATTGCCCCGTGGGAAATACGCCCCGATATTTTCGACCGCCCTGAGATTTACCTTTCGAAAGTCGCAAAGATTGCGACTAAGTGAGGGCTCTCATGGGCTTTGAGTGCGTCTCCCAAATTCTTGACAGCAACCTCACTAACGGTACGGAAGTAGCCGTGTTGGTCGCGCTTGCTCACTGCTTGAACGAGCAGACGGGGGAGTGCTTCCCATCTACGGAGACGATTTCTCGTCTTGCTAGGCGCTCTCCTCTCGTAGTGCGAAAAGCGCTTAAGCGGCTTACCGATCTTGGATACATCTCTCAGAGTCAATCCCCCGGAGCGAAACGCTTCTTCTCTATACACCTCGACAAAATAACCGCCTTTGAGGGGGGTAAAGAACTTGAAGGGGGTAAAGAACTTGAAGGGGGTAAAGAACTTGAAGGGGGTAAAGAACTTAAAGGGGAGGGGGTAAAGAACTTTAGGGGGACCCCGTATAAAAGTTTAGGGGGAGGGGGTAAAGAACTTTACCCCGAACAAGGAAGTAATAAGGAAATTAATAAGGAAGTTAATCAGGAAGAGCTTCCTCCCCCCTCGCCTTTGGCGAAGCGGGAGGCACAGACACACCTCTTCTCGCTCGCCGAGATACCGGATGCTTCGAAAAAGAAGCCTACCCGACAGCAGGCATTCAAACCTCCAGAGCTCGGTGTCGAGCTCACCGAGTCTGCTTTCAGAGACTGGATGACGGTACGAAAGGCGAAGCACTCACCGCTCACCGAGACGGCATGGAAGCACTTCAAAGCCCAGGTCGTTAAGTCTGGTCTCTCAGTCCAGCAAGCGGTTGAGCTATGCGCCACACGGGGATGGATCTCGATCAACGCCGATTGGCAGGCGGTTAAGGATTACGAGAAAGAGACCGACTCACGCTCCAGCATGGATAGGACGGTAGCCAACGTCATCAAGGCTCTGGGGATCACAGACGACACGAAGGAAGAGGAAAAGGACACTGTAGATGACTGGATTTAAGTACGAAGGATCTGACGTCAAGCAGATCACCGATCAGGTTACGGGGCTCGCTGATCTCTTGGGAGCCAAAACCCCATCAGAAAAGGGACTCGTCCTCTGGGTTTCTTGTCTCAAGGATGAAGTCCCGGCATGGGCGGCTATATCAGCGCTTACGGATTGGCCGAAGCGACACAGCAAGATGGCTGCGCCGTCAGACATCGTGAAGTCTGCCAAGGAAATCCGTGAGCGGGCTCAAGAGAAGAAAGTTCAGGAAGACAGCGCCAAAGAGGTGACGATTTCCGCAGTGACTCCCGCTGATCCCGCGGTCAATGCCGCTTACCACCGCTGGCTAACTGCGAGACATGATCTCCCAGCGCTGACCGGAAAAGAGTGGATGTGGCGGAAGCTGATCGCCTACGTCGAGCATCGCCCGCTCAGGCTCGAGGATGAGCTCTTTGTCCGCAAGCAGTTCGGGGATACTCCGTCAGAGTCTGCGATCACTGAAGCGAGAGAAGGTCTGAGAAAGAGAGAAGAGGCAGAAGCCGCGATCCCTCCATTCCTTACTCTGATCGCCGAGGAGCGAGCTAAAAGCGCCAAAGGTTCAGTTGTACCGGCTACCGCCAGGAAGACGCTTGCAGGCGGTCCTGGCGCCAGAGAGGACGATATCCCTGAGTGGGTCTCTTCCTATTCCTCCGATTCTTTCGACGATATCCCCTTCTAAGAGGAGTGAGCATGATCCCAGCCAGTTTCGTTTCCTACACGCTCACGCAGCCAGTCGCCAGAGTCGCCAGAGTCGCCGAGATAGCCGATGCCAAGGGAAAGGCAGCCAAAGATAGGGCCGTCAGAGTCCTGACTGATGAGCGGATGTACCCGCTGGAAGACCTGCAAAAGTGCGAGGAGCACTTCCAAAAGGTATCGGCTTATGTCGAGGCAAGACGAGAAATCATCTCCCACGCCAAGGGCGCGAGGATCTTACCTGACGTCATCCCTGAAGATGTCTGGAAGTCTCTGGATATCCTCTGCCGGACTGCACCGGCTATGTACCTTGAAGCCCGGCTAAAGGTCACCATAGGCGTCATCGCGGACGCGTATAAGCGAAAGGGAATGGTCCGTCCTTCTGTCCACGATCATCGCCTGGTGCCGGATGCTTCATGGGTGAAGACTGACAGCGATGTCCGAAAGTACATCAAGCAGCTCAGGGCGGTGCCTGACGGTAGCAGAAAGCGCTTCCCGGCAGTGATTCGGGAGCATATCGCTCGAGCATCGATGAAGCTGCCAATCCCGGTAGTGGCAGACCGATTTGGGATCTCCACATGGTATGTGAGCGAGGTCCGGAGGGAATTCAAGGAAAAGCAGGAGGAGAAAAGTGAGTTTTGAGTTTGGCTTCCAGGTGCCGGGTAAAGCGAGAGGAGCCGCCCGGCCTCGGTTCATGAGGAACGGTCACACCTATATCCCGGATGAAGACCGACGGTACCGCGCTTTCGTCCAGTCAATGGCGAGAAAGGCGATTGCCGGGACGCAGTACACAGGGAAAGATGCGCTCTCTTTTGCAGTCGATATCCTTGTCTGCTGTAAGGTCCCCGTCTCATGGGCCAAGGCAAAGAAAGCAGCGGCGCTCCGGCAAGAGATTTCTCCCGGGAAACCAGACGCCGATAATGTCGCCAAAATCGTCTTAGACAGCCTCAACGACATCGCATGGGTGGATGACAGCAAAGTGTCCATCCTGACCGTCAGGAAGCGGTACAGCGACGCCTATGAGGGTATCCGGGTATGGGTGGAGGCAGAACCGACAGACAGGAGAGAAGCGTGATCGAAGATCGAGACCTGGACGCGAGACTCGAAAACTGGGCGAGAGTTTATAGGGACCGATCATGCTTACGCGCATCGTGGCTTGCGAAGATGATCGCACTGTTTGGTGCGCCGGAGGATTTCTATCAGGACGATCAGCGGAAATCAGATCCGGTAGACGCAGCAGACGCTGCTCTTGTCGAGCGCGCGCTCTGCTCCCCGCTGTATCCGGGAAAATATCGTCTCATGATCTGCGTGCTCTACCTGAGGCCGATGATTCCTGTCGGCAGACTGGGAAAGGCTATGGGCCTGAATAGACGTAGATTCGACGAGGAACTTCATAACGCTTGTGTTATGCTTTCCAATATTCTTGATTTTTACGCCAGAGATAAAAATTTTGCTTTTCATAATGACGAGGCGTAAAATGAAAATATCAGTAAGCGAAAGACGCAAGATGTAATTAAGGTTGGCCGATGGCCAGCCTTTTTGCACCCGTAAGAAACGTAAGCCCGAAGGTCAGAAGATCTCCGGGCTAAATTTTTATGCCGGGCGGGGTTTTCTTTTGTCCCTTGGGCCGGCCCCCGACCCGGCGCCACATTTTGGATTTCCTTATGGTAAGAGACTGGGATGTCGTCCGAGAGCTTCTCGGAAAGATTGAAGATGAATCACTGAAGGAATTCATCTCCATAAGGACATCTTGTTCGGAAAGAACGATGAGAAGTTCGAATCCATTGTGGCACGTCACCTGAAACTTCTGTCCGAGTCAGGCTACATCAAGGGCATCCAGTACGGCTGCACGCTTCCGGGCAAGGTGAGCTACGTGAGGATCGAGCCAGAGCTGACTATGGCAGGGTATGACCTCCTTGAGGTTCTACGGTCAAAAACGGTTTGGAGGAGCAAATAGGTTTCTTGTACGGTTCGCGCGCGAGGAAACAAATGAAATTTGCCAATGAGTATTCTGAATTACGCGAATCCGAAAAGAGATTTATCAGGTTTAACGACCTGATTCCATTCGTATTTTTCGATGACACAAAAGATAGGAACGGTGCATTGCACTCCGACAAGAATGGCCAGTTTGTAAGCAAAGAAGGAACAGCAGAAAAATGTACGCCAAGAAATAAAGAGCCTAGTGAAAATAAAAAGTTTGACGAAAATAAATACAAAGAGTTACTCGGCGTCGAGTTCAAGGGTGTCAAACGTCGAGCGGCGGTAAGAAAACTCATCAACGAAAAGAAAGGCCATGGCAATTAGAAAGTTCCAGAAAACAATGGGTGGGCGGCCATCGGCTTACGGTCCAGAGATGGCTAACAAGATTCTCTCTCTGATTAGAGAAGGAAAGTCCGAGGCAAAGATATGCAAAATGCCGGGCATGCCAAGTGCAGAAGCTTTAAGACTGTGGAAGAAGAAGTATCCCGACTTTCTTGCGGCCACAATCGAAGCTAGGCGGTTCAGTGCTGAACTCTACAACGATCGGCGCATGGACCTGGTTAAAGAGCTTATAGAGAAGACCCAGCTCCATGAAAATGAGGGAATCAGCTTCCCCAAGGGTGTTGTAGACGGCTACAAGGTAGCTATGCAGGAGCTGGCCAGAGAAGCTGCTATTCGTGATGACCACCGCTTCAGCGACCGCCAGAAGGTGATCGCAGAGGTTAATTCCGGCAGCGTCGGGGACGGCATGGATGCGGTTTACGCCAAAATGCGGGAGGCTGTCGAGGCCCATAAAGATGCCGGTAAGTAACCCCTTTGCTGAGATCTGGAGGCCGCACCGCTACAAAGTGTTCTATGGCGGCCGCGGATCGGGCAAGAGCTGGGCCGTGGCCGAGGCCTTGATTGTGATGGCCGACATGGCAAGGCTCCGTGTTCTTTGCTGCAGGGAGATTCAGGCCTCAATCCGCGATTCTTCCTACCAGGTGCTGAAGGATACGGCCTACAGGCTCGGCATCGCCGACCGCTTCGATTTCCTCGAGGCAGAAATCCGCAGCAAGGAAACAGGCAGCAGGTTCATATTCAAGGGGCTTTCCCACAACCAGTCGCTCAAGTCTACTGAAGGCATTGACATCGCCTGGGTGGAAGAGGCCCAAACAGTTTCAGAAGCGTCATGGTCCGTCCTGATCCCGACGATAAGAAAGCCGGGGTCCGAAATCTGGATCACCTTCAACCCCCTGAACGCAGACGATCCGACGACGAAAAGGTTCATCGAGAACCCGCCGCCGGACGCCTGCGTTCGCAAAGCCAACTACGACGAGAACGCCTACTTCCCAGACGAGCTCCGAAAAGAAATGGAGTTCCTGAAGAAGTCGGACTACGAAGCCTATCTGCACATCTGGGAGGGGTATCCAAGAACGATATCGGACGCCCAGGTGTTCAAAGGCCGCTATGTTGTCGAAGACTTTCCGGACGATCTTTGGAAGAAGGCGGACAGGCTGTTCTTCGGCGCCGACTTTGGCTTTGCGAACGACCCGAACACGCTTGTCCGCTGCTTCATCCTCGATGGCCGCCTCTACATTGACTACGAGGCGTATGCGGTCGGGGTGGAGCTCGACGAAATGCCGCAGCTCTACGAATCCGTCCCGGGGTCGCACGAATGGCCGATCAAGGCCGACTCGGCCAGGCCTGAGACCATCAGCTATCTGGCAAACCGGGTCAATCCGCCTTTCCGGATCTCGGCCGCAACGAAGTGGCAGGGAAGCGTGGAGGATGGAATCGCCTATCTGAAGAGCTTCGAGAAGATCGTCATCCATCCGCGATGCAAACACGCCGCGGATGAGTTCAGGCTCTACTCGTATAAGGTTGACAAGACCACAGACGAGGTTCTTCCGATCATTTTGGACAAGTCGAACCACATTATCGACGGGCTTCGCTACGCCCTTGACGGCTATATCACGAAGCCCGGGCTGAGTAAGTGGGCCGCTTTAGGACGGATGCAATGAGCAGAACCAGCGCAAGAAACATAAAAAAGTCCGCGGCCAAAAGGCTGTTTCTGGACGGGGTGATCAATCCCCTGCTCAGGATCGGCAGCCAGAGCCGCAACACCTTTGCTGCGACCCATTACGTTCCGAGGTTCGAGTCTCTCGATCGCTCCCAGCTCGAGTGGGCGTATCAGGGGTCGTGGATCTTCTCCCTCGCGGTGGACATCATCGCCGAGGACATGACCCGCGAGGGCATAGACATCAAGTCCGAGAATCCCAAGGTTGTGGACCGGCTGAACGCCGATCTTGACGACTGGCGGGTGTGGGACTCCATTGCGGACGCTATCAAGTGGGCCCGGCTCTACGGCGGGTCCGTCGCCGTCATGATGATCGACGGGCAGGACATGATCCAGCCGCTCGCCGAAGTCCGAAAAGGGGCGTTCCGCGGGCTGTACGTTCTTGACCGCTGGCAGATACAGCCCTCAAGCGAGCTCGTTCAGGCGCTTGGACCCGATTTCGGAAAACCCGAATACTACGAGGTCCTGCAAAAGGAAGTCGGCGTCAACATCCCTGGCAACAGGATCCACCATTCGAGAGTGATCAGGCTCGACGGCCGGAGGCTGCCATTTAACCTGAGGCAGGCCTATCAGGGGTGGGGCGCCTCCATACTCGAGGCCGTCATTCCTCAGGTTCAGATGTTCGACCTTGCGACGCAGGGCGCAGCTCAGCTGATCAGCAAGTCGTACCTGCGCTACTACAAGGTGCAGGGGCTGCGGGACATCCTGACGAACAGTCTCGCCCGCGACGGTTTCCTGAAACAGATGGACTACATGAGGGAGTTCCAGGGGATCGAGGGTCTGACCATCGGCGACAGCACCGATGAGTTCCAGACGATGCAGTACTCGTTCACGGGGATCCCGGACATTCTGCTGCAGTTCGGGCAGCAGATCTCCGGCGCCATCGGCGTTCCCCTTGTGCGCCTGTTTGGGCAGTCTCCGGCGGGATTCAACTCAACCGGAGAGTCGGACCTTCGGATCTATTACGACAACGTGAAGCACGACCAGGACTCCGACCTGAGGCCGGGCCTGAAGAGGCTGCTTCGCGTCATGTATGAGTCGGCCTTTGGTTCGGCGCCGGGCGCCGACTTCGGCTTTGAGTTCAAGAGCCTCTGGCAGATGACGAACGAGCAGAAGTCCCAGGCTGCGCAGGGCCTTGCCGGTTCGATCATTCAGGCCCTTCAGGCCGGCGCCATCCCGACATCAGTTGCGATGAAGGAGCTGAGAAAGCTGTCCGACACGATCGGGCTCTTTGGTTCGATCAGTGACGAAGACATAGATGCCGCCGAAGAGGCAGACAACGGGATGATGCCGCCGGAGGCCAAGTTAACGGAGGATCCGTTAAATGCCAAACCCGAAAGCGTTCCGGGAGCAAACCAAAACGGCGCAGCTGTTGGCGTGGTACCAAAAGCGCCTCAAGCGGGTGGCCCGACAGGTGGACCGAATCGCCCGTGACTACTCCGCCGCCGCTGACCCCGTGAAGGCCGCCTCTGAGATCCAGATGCGGCTTTTTTCATACGCGGACGAGATCGACGCCTGGGCGCACGAGATATCGGGAATCATGCTCAAGCGGGCCGGAGCGGCCGACTTCGAAACGTGGAAGCTGGTGGGTGGAGAACTCTCGGCAGAAACAAGAAAACGCCTGAAGGACGCGCTGACAGGGAAGGCCTACGAGGATCTTCAAAACCTTCAGGTCGACCTGATCAAGTCTCTTCCAAGAGAGGCCGCGGAAAAGGGTCAGGAGATGGCGCAGCGCAGCCTCATGACGGGCGAGCGCTTCGCTTCTTTCGCCGAGGACATAAAGCGGCTCGGGCCCATCACGATGAGCCGGGCGATCTGCATCGCAAGAACCGAGACGGCAAGAGCCAGGACGTCTTACACACAGGCAAGGGCGCAGGCCGTCGGGTCTACGCACTACATCTGGCACACGGTAGGTGACGGGGCGGTAAGACCAAGGCATCGGCAGCTTGATGGGACGATACAGTCCTGGAACGACCCGCCGATCACGAGCGAGCCGGGTCAGAAGATCGTTCACTCTCATCCTGGCCAGCTGTGGAACTGCCGCTGCTGGGCAGAACCGTTGTTTCCTAAATCGAAGTACGAATCATGAAGTTTAGAGATGGAAATTTCCTCACAAGCGAGCGGCTGAGCCCTCACAAGGAGCTGACTCCGGAGGGGTATCTGCTCTGCCGGGACGTTCCGATCTCGAGAGTCGGCACATTTGACTACACGGGCGCGGACGTCTCGATGAACGCCCCTGTCGTGCATGTCGACCGCCCGGCAGAAGAGCTGTTCAAGCCCGAGACGATCGCGAGCTTTGAGGGCAAGCCAATCGTGATCGGGCACGACACCTTTGCGGACCCGGAGACGTGGAAAAAGATCTCCATCGGGCACGTGCAGAACGTGCGGCGGGGCGAAGGTGACGAATCCGGCCTTCTTCTGGCCGACCTTCTTGTCCTGGACAAGAAGGGAATCGACTTGATCGAAAACGGGACGCTCTGCGAAATCTCGTGCGGCTACGACGCGAATTTCGTGCGGGACGGCGCCGATTCCGGTCATCAGGTGGGCATTGTGGGGAACCACGTTGCTCTTGTTAATCAGGGGCGGTGTGGCCCCGTTTGTTCTATTGGTGATGGTTTTATGAACGAACCTAAATCTAGTTGGAAGACTATGCTCCGCCGCCTCTTTCGTGACGGCGATGAGGATAAGTTCAATGAAGCGCTCGACAAGGTCGACGTTAAGGATGCTGATCCGGAGCCTGCTGCGGAGCCCGCTCCGGCTCCCGCGCCTTCTCCCGAAGACCGAATCGCAGCGCTCGAGAAGGCGGTGGGAGAGCTGACGGCCTTTGTCCAGAAGCTGCAGTCCGCAGAGGCAGCCAAGGAAAAGCCGGAGCAGGCTGCGGATGAAGAGCCTGCCCAACCGGAACCCGATCCTGAAGCGGCTCCGGTTGACGAGACCGTTCCAGCCGAGGAGTCGCAGGAAGTTCTCGCTGACGCAGAGGATGTCTGCCCGGGCATCAAGAAGCCCGCGGCTGACGCCAAGACCGGCGGCTTCTCTAAGAATGTTCTCAACCGCCTCCGCCGCCAGGCCCTCAAGGCCGCAGGCGTGAAAGAGTTTGGCGACGCCGACACGCTGGACGACGCCTCTTTGGCGATTGCGTTCAAGGCTGCTGCCGAACTGGCCCGCGCCAAGAACAACCCGGTCGCTGTCCATATGGCCGATCAGGCTCCCCGCTCAACGAGCAATGCGGATCTCAACAAAAAGTTTGCTGAATTTTGGAAGGAAAAATAACCATGTCTCAGTTCATCGGCACCTCCATGACGCCCGGCTATGCAGGCGACCTTACCCGCGGTCTTTTTGACGCGACCATTGAAACCAAGGTCAACGACGGAACCGCCAAGGCTTTCGGCGTGCCCGTCAAGCTTTCGAGCGGCAAGGCCGCAGCTGTGAGCGCCGCCTCCGATGCCGTCTACGGCTTCTCTGTGCGCGAATACGGTCAGGCCGACAACGATGGCGTGCAGGAAATGGAGCTCGTCTCCGTTCTTCGCCGCGGCTACATCGCTGTCACCGTTTCCAGCGGCACGGCCGCTGCGGGCGGCCAGGTTTATCTCACTTCGACCGGTGCGATTTCCGCTGATTCCACCTCCAACACCGCCCTCTCCGGAGCGACCTTCATGGGCCCCGCGGATGCGAACGGTCTGGCTGAAATTGCCTTTAACATCTAAGGAGCACTTCCATGAAATTTACTGACTCTGAGATTCAGAGCACTGGTGCATTCCTTGTTGGCCAGCTTGAACGACTCGACCCCCACAATTACGACCCGATCGCCGAATTCACCTGGTCCCGCGACATGCCTCTGCGCGAGGATGTCACGATTGCCGATGAGGTGACTTCCTTCATCCTCACGAACTATGCGGGCGGCTTTGGCGGTACCGGCAACGGCACCAAGAGCTGGATCCGCGGCGAGGCCACCACCCCGGCCCGCGTCTCGGTGCAGATGAACAAGATCAACACCCCGGTGACTCCCTGGGGCATGGAAGTCGACTACACGATCTTCGATCTGGAAAAAGCCATGAAGGCCGGCCGCCCGATCGACAAGATGAAGCACGATGCCATGCGCATGAAGCACCAGCTCGACATCGACACCCAGGTCTACATGGGCGATACCGAACTGGGGATTCCCGGTCTGCTCAACAACTCTTCCATTGCCAAAGAGAATGTTGGCGCCTTTAGCGCCTCGACCACTACGGCGGAATCGGCAATCAACTTCTTCAATTCTGTGCTGGACGCGGCCTGGAAGAACACGGCGTACAACCGCATCCCGGACACTTGCCTGATTCCGCCCGCTCTGTTCTCGGCTCTTGCCTCCAAGCAGCTGCCGAACACGAACATGAACGTGCTGCAGTACGTCACCAGCAACAACCTGGCGGTCGCCAACGGCGGGAGCCTGACGATTCGCCCGGTGCGGTGGCTCGCGGACTCGAGCATCAACTCCGGAAACGGCCGCATTGTGGCCTACACCCGCCGCGAAGACGTGGTTCGCTTCCCGCTCGTTCAGATTCAGGCCCTGCCGGTGCAGTACCGGGATTATCGCCAGATCGTCCCGTACTACGGCGCCCTGGGCGGCGTGGAGTTCGTGCGTCCCGAGATGGTGTACTACGCCGATCTTGCGGACTAAGTGGAGGGGCTATGAAAAGGATCACTGTCAACGGACCGGTCACGCTTCGGCTTAACGGCAAGAGGTATCCCTTTACCGCCGGGCGGGAGTATGTGGTCTCTGACGAGGTGGCTGGCAACGGTTACCTGGCGCAGTACATCCTGACCGTTTCCGACGTGAAGGGAAGATCCAGGAAGAAGGTCGCGGCGGAGGCGGAAGATGACGGCTCTGACAGTTGATTCTTTTCGGAGCTCTTTTCCGGAATTCACGGAAGAGCTCTACCCGGACTCTCCCGTGGAAATCCGTCTGGCGCTGGCCGACAAGTTCTTCTCCGAAGATGTATGGACAGACGAGACCCTGCGAAATCATGCGATGGGCCTGTACGCGGCTCATTTTCTGAAAGCGCAGGGATCCGGTGCGGCAGGAGGCTCCGGAACCGCCGGAGAGGCTTCCGGCGTTGTTTCCTCCAAGTCTGTCGATGGCGCCTCGGTGTCATTTGACACGGGTTCCGTGACGGAAACCGGGGCAGGTTACTGGAACGCGACGCCGTATGGCCGGGAGCTTTACATGCTGCTCAAGATTTTTGGGGCCGGGGCGAGGCAGATATGAAGGTCAAACCGCTGGCTTCAATCAAAACCACATCGCGTGTCGAAGAGGTGAAGCAGGCCATAAAGCGCATAAAAGGCGCGGCGGTCTTTGTAGGAATCGCTTCAGGAAGCGGCGGAGACTCAAGGCGGGACGGCGGTCCGGCCAATCACGAACTCGGGTTCATTCACGAATTCGGAAGCCCTGCAGCCAATATTCCAGCCCGACCCTTTTTAAGGCCGGGGGTTAGGAAAGCCGCAGCAAACTTCACCCCGAAGCTTAAGGCCGCCATGAAAGCGGCTCTTCACGGGGACGGAATCGCAATGGAAAGGCTGCTGGAGCAGGCCGGATCCATTGCCTCGTCAGCCGTGAAGATGGAGATTTCAACGGGTGACTTCGCGCCACTGAAACCCGCAACTCTCAGGAATCGCAATCGCTCAAGGCTAACTAAGAGCAAGCGAGAAAACGAGCTGAGCGGAGAGAACGTAAGGCCTCTGATCAATACCGGCTCTCTTAGAAACTCCATCGACTATTACGTGAAGGGGAAGTGATATGGCTTTGCTGGACGTTTCCGAGGTCATTGAAGATCCACTCTTCACCTCTCCATGCACGCTGATCAAAACGACAGAGTCTACCGACGAGAACGGCGAGGCCGTCTGGGCGGATGGCGAGACGGCTGAGATAGCTGCAGTTGTTACTTCCGACCAGAAGACGATCGACAGGCTCCCCGATGCTCTGCAGAGGACCGGGACGATCATCGTTCGCTTTATGGCCGATAAAGCGCCGGAAGGCTTCGGCGCAGCCAATGACGCTGTTCTATGGCGAGGAAAGCGGTTCGTGGTCAAAGACATTGCCGATTACAGCCAGTTTGGAAGGGGCTTTTTAAGGCTCGTCTGCTGGCCGGAGGAGGCTGGCAATGGCCGTTATTGATTCAAGAACAGCGGGGGTCCTCACTCCGGTTGATTCTTCGAACACGAGCGACCCAACAAACACGATCCGGTCATGGATCGCGCAGATAACAGGCATCCCGCTCGACCATGTCAGGCGGAGATGGCTGCCAAAGCCCGGCACGAGACCCGGGGTAGACGAGAACTGGTGCGCCGTGGGGTTCGAGTCTGTCGAAACACACGGGAACCCCGACCAGATCGACCGCAAGGGGGATCTAGAGAAACCCGAAAGCGGAGACGTGCTCCGGGTTTCGCATCAGACGTTTCGATTTGTAGCCTCGTTCTATGGCCCGAGTGCCGCTCTAAACGCCGATCTGTTTAGAGAAGGATCTCAGGTCTTTCAGAACCTCAGATGGCTCGAGCAGTCCGGCTTAAAGCTGCAGGGGTTCGACGGTCAGGTGCAGCGCCTGCCGGATCTTCTTTACGAACAATGGGTGGACCGTTGCGACGTGCGGTTTTCCGTCGGGCGGGCCGTCCGCAGGACCTTCGGCATCAGGGATCTCTGTGCCGTCGGCGATATCCAAATCAAAACAGACTCTCACATTGAGGATTGAAAATGGCAATTGCAACCACTCTGCCGGTTTCGCGCGTGGTCAATGTCGCGGTCGAGATGTCGCCCACGGCGGCGGCTCTCAGGAACTTCGGCTCCTGCCTGATCCTGGGCGATTCCGACATCATTGACACCGACGAGCGCATCAGGCTCTACAGCAGCATCTCTGACATTGCGACCGACTTCGGGATTTCGTCCCGGGAGTACCTCGCGGCTCAGGCTTTCTTCAGCCAGTCCCCGCAGCCTACCCAGGTTTACATCGGCCGCTGGGCGAAATCCGCCACGGCTGGAAGGCTGCGCGGCAGGACGCTCTCAAGCGCTGAGCAGGACATTTCCCTCTTTACGGCCATCACCACGGGGACGCTCTCGCTTACGATCGACGGAGCCTCGAAATCGATGGCGTCAATCGACCTTTCCGCAGAAACGAATCTGAACGGCGTGGCCTCTCAGATCTCGTCCGCGCTCGGAGTTTCCGGGTCCTGCGCCTGGACCGGAGAGCGTTTTGTAATCACGTCTGCCACGACCGGCACTTCGTCCACCGTGGCCACGACAGACACCGGGACTCTGTCTTCCCTGATGGGCTTTGCGGGTTCTGCCACCTCTGTTGCGGGCGTGGCGGCAGAGTCTCTGGCTTCCGCAATCACCGCGCTTCTTGATTACAACACGTGGTACATGGTCTGCGTCGCTCCGGACGCGTCTGATGATTCCATTGTCGAGGCTGCGGGGCTGATTGAAGCGGCTTCTCCCTCGAGAATGATCGGCTTCACGACTCAGAACTCTACGGAAATCGACTCGACAGCTTCTTCAACCCTCGGCTCCAGGCTGAAGGGCCTTGGGTACAACAGGACGATTCTCGTGTACTCGAGCGATTCTCCTGTGGCTGCCGCCTCGGTCTTTGGCCGCATGGCGACGATCAACTTTGAGGGAAGCAACACGACCCTGACCCTTAAGTTCAAGCAGCTCCCGGGCGTCACAGCGGAAAACCTTCGCAGCTCTCAGGCCGAGGCCCTGAAGTCCCATAACGTCAACGCCTTCTGCGCCTATCAGAATGACACGAGCATCCTCCAGGAAGGCATCACGTCCGGCGGATGGTTCATTGACGAAACGCACGGTCTTGACTGGCTTCAGAACAGAGTTGAGACGGATCTCTGGAACCTGCTCTACACATCGAAGAAGGTCGGGCAGGACGAGTCCGGCGCCACGGCCATCGTTTCCTGCGTTAACAAGAGCCTGGAGCAGGGAGTGGCCAATGGCCTTATCGCTCCCGGCGTATGGAACGGGGATGCCTTCGGAGCTCTGGAAAGCGGCGACACGCTCTCGACCGGCTACTACGTCTATATCCAGCCTTTCGATGAGCAGTCCCAGTCCGACCGCGAAGCCCGCAAGGCCCCGCCGATTCAGATTGCTGTAAAGCTCAAGGGCGCCGTTCACTTCATCAACGTGACGATCACGGTTAACAGGTAAGGAGAGATTGGATGGCTACGTATTCTTTTATGGATGTGACCGCGACGCTGACGGGATCTACTGGCGTGATTGATCTCGGAGCCGGGTCCGGCGATTCGAAAGAAGGGATTTCCGTTTCGCTTGCCTCGTCCCGCAACACAATGACGATCGGGGCAGACGGGGAGGGAATGCACTCCCTGAAGGCCGACAAGTCGGGTACCGTGACGATTCGGCTGCTCTACACATCTACCCGCAACGCCCTGCTGCAGGCGATGTACGACGCCCAGGCTCTGTCTTCCAGCTCCTGGGGCAACAACGTGATCACGATTCGCAACAAGGGAAACAACGAGACCGTGGTGTGCCGCGGATGCGCTTTCCAGAAACAGCCCGACCGCACTTACGGAGAAGAGGGCGGCATTCTCGAGTGGGTCTTTGACTGCATCAAGATCGACACGGTCACCGGCACGTATCCTGCAGAGGCTTAAACAATGGATCCGAAGCACGTCACAATCAACGGCTCGGAATACGTCATCGGGCGGCTTGACTGCTTTCAGGCTCTCAATGTCGCCCGACTGGCGTCTCCCGTCATCCCGTATCTGTTCAGCGGCGTCATAAAGGCGTTCCTCGAGCTCTGGAAAGAGAAGGGCGAGCAGACGCCGAACGAAGACTTCGGGGGGCAGCTCGCAATGGCCCTGTCCTGCGCCCAGCCGCTCTTCGACCGCCTCGCCCAGATGCCGAAGAAGGACTTCAACGAGATCCTCGCCATTTGCCTTTCCTGCGTCGAAAAGAAGCGGGGAAAGACTTTCGGCCCCGTTGTCAACGAAGGGGTTCCCTACGACGATGTTGGATCCGCGGATGTCCTCAGGCTCGCGCTTGAAGTGGTCGTGCGTGAGATCCGCCCTATTGGAGCCGCATTGTTCGGCATGGCTTCCGAACAGAAGCCTTAGATGCGGCGTGGGAAAGTGCCGACTGGTGGAGCCTGCCGAACGGCGAAGACTGGCTCCTGACCCCTGTCAGAGAAGGAATGATCCGGTACGGGGATCTTAAGGATGGATCCCTGACCCTTGAGGATCTATTCATCTTGAACACGTATCTGAGGAACGAGACTCACAACCGTGAGGTCGCCCAGCGCTTGAGGGAAAAGGAAAATGGCAGCTAGTGTGATTGAAGGGTTCCTCGTAAACCTCGGATTTTCCGTGGACAAGGACTCTCAGGCGAGGTTCAACGCCGGACTTCAGGATGCCGAGAAGAAAGTCCGACACTTGGGGCTTAAGGCTGCAGCTGCGGCAACCGCGATGTATGCGGCCTGGTATAAGGCGAGCAGCAAGCTTTCAACCGACTTCAACATCGCCCACTACGCCAACGCCTCCATCTCTGGGCTGAATTCTCTCCGCATGGCTTTCAAAGCTGTGGGAGCGGACGCCGGGATGGCTGACAAGGTTGTCGGGACGATGGGGGAGCGCCTCCGCACGATTCCGGGCTACGCAGATCAGATCGAGAATCTGTTCGGCGTGGCCGTACGGGATGCGAACGGGAATCTTCGTGATACTACCGACATCGTAGCCGACATCGCTGCGGCGATGCAGGGCATGGATGATGCCACAGCGGCATCGATGGCGAGCGCTATTGGCCTGGGCGACTCGTGGCAGTACATGAAGAATCAGAATTTCCCGGGCGAGCTGCGGAAAGCGAAGGAACAGACCGCAGCCCTCGGGGGAGCGCTTGATTCGACCGCCGAGTCTTCCAACGAGCTGTGGAAAAGCCTCGGGAATTTGTGGGCTGTTTGCAAACAGGCTCTTACATATCTTGTCGGCTTTCTGAATAAAACTTTCGACATCTCCGGGATGGTTGACCGCCTGGCGAAGTGGCTAGGCGGGGACGGGATCAAAAACATAACTGCGAACGTTGCGGGCGGCATTCAGACGGTCAAGAATCTTTTCTCCGGGAAGATCGGTTTGACCGATGTTGTAAGCGATTTCAAGAAAAATGCTCAGGCCGCCCTGAATGATCAGAACGCATTGACCGGAGGTGGCTCAAGCGGTCAGATTGCAGGTGGCACTCCGGGTAAGGAACTCGAGCGCAAGGGTATTCCGGCGGCGGGTGAAGTTTCCTACATCGGAACAAAGGCTCCGAAGGGCATACGCAACAACAACCCGGGAAACATCCGCAAGGACCAGCACTCCTTCCAGACCTACGGAACCTTTGCGGAGGGTGTTGAGGCCCTCGGGAAACAGCTGAAGCGCTACCAAAACTCGGGGGCGCGGACGGTTGCGGACCTCGTCCGCACCTGGGCGCCGGCGAACGAAAACGACACTGGAAGCTATATCAAGAGAGTTTCGCAGTACCTCTCAAGCCGCCTCGGGGCAAACGTAGGGGCGCACACAGCTCTTGATCTTCGGGATCCGAACGTGATGCAGGCGATGATCGAGGCTATCACCCGCCATGAAAACGGGAACGGCTATCAGAAACTCATCCAGGATGCCTCGCTCAAGGATGAGATCCTGCGGGCAACGCAGTTCTCTGGTCGAAGCAGGAATTTCTCTGAGAAAGACCGCAGCCCGGTTTCGAACAAGCTGACAGTGAATCAACAGATTTATGTCAGCGATTCGAACGCAGCGCAGAGGATTGCTCAAGCGACCAAAACAGCCATTGCTGACGGGCAGAGGAGCATGATGTAATGCCGTTCGATTTTTCAACGTGGAACAGCACCAGCGCACCGTATTCGATCGAGGCCCTCACGCTTGGACGAAAACGCTCGATCACCGCTTCTGGATCTGATGCCATTGCCATCATCCCTGATGTCGTGATCAGTGAAGAGCACGACGATGAGGTGACGGTGACCCGGCACCCGGTCGACCACGGGGCGCCGATTTCTGATCATGCCTTTAAGAACCCGGCGGTTCTTTCGGTTCGGTTCGGATGGTCGGATTCATCCCGCCTCCTTAACTCGGTTCTTGACCAGTCGATACTGCGTGGGTTCCTGTCTACGGAGGATGTCTACAAGCAGCTGCTCAAGCTCATGGACGACCGGGAGCTTCTGACGGTTTCGACAGGAAAGCGCATCTACCAGAACATGATCATCACGAAGCTTTCCACGAGTTCGACTGCGGAGACGGAAAGCGCGCTGATATGCGACATCACATTCGAAGAGGTGATCATCGTTTCGGCACAGTCAACAGTTCTTGTTCCCGACGTCCAGAAGAACCCGGCACAGACGGCGAGCCCCGTGAACGGAGGTCAGCGTCAGACAACGTCTGTTGACGAAATACCGATTCTTCCAAGCTAACTAGAGGAAAGAAATGGTTCAAATTCCATTGACCTCGGGGGCGCAGTTCTTCAACATCGCCCTCGGGGAGGAATACTACACGCTGAAGTTGTCCTTCAGGGATGCGAATTACGGCGGGTGGTTCCTCGACATTGCCTCGCTAGACGGGGAGAACGTGATCAGCGGTATTCCTCTTGTTTGCGGCGTCGATCTCCTCGCCCAGTATCAATACCTGGGCCTCGGGCATCTTTATGCCTTTGTGAACGGGCTGTATACGAAAGAGCCGGAATATGCCGACATGGGCCGGGACCTTCAGCTCTTCTGGGAGGCTTAAATGAGCGGGGAAAGACAATGGCTTCGCTACTTCAGGCTCGTTGTCGCAAAGGATGGAACGAACACTACGGCTCTAGACCTGTCGGACTACAGAGTGGTCTTCAAAGTCACGCAGGCCGCGGTGGGGCGCCCATGCACCGCTGAAATCAGCGTGTACAACGTCTCGGACGAAACCGCGAATCAGATTGAAGCCCCGGCGAATACGAGGATCAAGACGGCCGGGTCCAAGGCGCAGCACATTTCTGTCATTCTCGAGGCCGGATACCAGGAGCATCACTCGGTCATTTTCAACGGTGACCTGTGGTGGAAGTCCATGTCCCGGCTTAACGAAACGGACACGTGCCTGAGGCTCATAGCAGCAACTGGCCGCCGGGCGCATCAATGGTCGACCGTAGACAGGTCTCTTCCTGCCGGATCTACCCAGGAAGACGTCTATAAGGCGATCGCCCAGTCAATGAAGGCCTATGGGATCGAATCGACTGTTGATCCCGCGCTTTTTATGGGCACGAAGCTTCCCCGGGGGAAAGTTTTGTACATGATGTCCCGGGATGCCATGCAGATCTTTTCCGATACGAATCAATTGGACTGGGGATACACGAATAGGGGGCTTGCCGCCGTTTCTAAAATGGCCCAGAGGAAAAAAGGGGACACAGTGATAGAACTGACCCCGTCGACAGGGCTGCTTGACCGTCCCAACGCAACTCAGAACGGAATTCAGGCAAAAGCCCTTTTAAACCCTGATCTCGAGTTCGGGGCGTTTGTTCGCATTGATCAGTCTCTTGTGCAGACCCCGGACTATTCCACGACATACTCGGCGGTTCAGGAAAACTATGCCTCCGAAGGGCGGACGATTGCCGGCGACGGTTTGTATCAAATAAAGAGCAGGGAGCATGTTGGGGACACTCGCGGGGAAGACTGGTACACGAACATCATCGCCGTTGGGGTAAACGAAGGGGCTGGTTTTGTATCGCCTTCCGTGTGGAATTTCATTGCGAACGTACAGTAATGCTCTCAGAAAACACTCTTCTTGAAGACCCTGTTCGCCAGTTTGAGCAAGCCTTCACCGGGCGGCAGGCCATGATTTGGACAGCCCTTCCCGGGATTATCCAGTCTTTCAATGCTGAGGCCCTCACGTGCGAGGTTCAGCCGGCCATCCAGGGGAGAAAGCTCACGGAAGAAGGCAACGTGGAGATCGTGAACCTTCCTCTGCTCCTGGACTGCCCGGTCGTTTTCCCGCATGCGGGCGGATGCTCGCTTACTTTTCCGATCAAAGCCGGGGACGAGTGCCTTGTGGTTTTCGCCTCGAGATCCATTGATCTGTGGTGGCAAAGCGGCGGGCTGCAGCCTCCTGCTGAGCCACGGATGCACGATCTGTCAGATGGGTTCGTCATTCCCGGGCCATGGTCGCAGGCGGAAAAGATTCGCTCCGTTTCTACTTCTCAAGTTGAGTTGCGGACGGATGACCGCCAGGCGTATATCGCCCTGAATCCATCTTCCCACCAAATCACGATCGTCACTTCCGGCAGCGTCAATCAGACGATCAGCGGGAACGTTTCTCAGACTGTAAACGGCAGCGTCACCGAGTCGATTTCGGGAACGAAGACCGTAACAGCTTCAAGCGTTGCTTTTAAATGCCCGGTCACCATGTCTTCCACTCTGACGGTAGATGGAACGCTGAAGGGCGATGGAATCAACCTCAGCACCCATACCCATAGCGGCGTTTCCACGGGTACAGGCAATTCAGGTGCGCCGAACAAAACGGAGAGCTAAATGAGAGTTCGAAGGCTTGATTCTTCCGGGGACATGATGCTAGGGCACGGAAATTCTGATTTCTATTCCGATGATCCCGAAGGCGTTGCTCAGAACGTAAAGACACGCCTGCAGCTGTGGCAGGGGCAGTGGTTCCTCAATACCGCAGATGGAACGCCATGGCTGCAGGAAATCCTCGGCAAGCACGAGGCCGTGGACATGATCATTCGAAACCGTATTCTGGGAACTCCCGGCGTGAAAGAGATTACCGAGTTCCAGTCTGTCCTTGACCCTGAATCCAGGACGCTTTCTATCCAGGCCACGTTGGACACGATTTACGGATCAACAGAAATTTCGGAGACGATATGACGATCAGCAGTCCTGTTTTTACTGTTTCAGCGACGGGTATCACGGCTCCAAGCTACGAAGAGATCCTCGACTACTTCAAAGCGAAAGCTCAGGGAATATTCGGGGATGACATCAACTTAGACGCTGACACCCAGGACGGGCAGCTGCTGGCCATTTTCGCAGCGGCGATCAATGACGTTAACGCCCAGGCTATTTCCGTCTTCAATGCCTACAACCCGTCGACCGCCGTTGGAACAGCTCTTGACGGCGCCGTGAAGACAAACGGCATCTCCCGCCATGAAGCTTCTCATTCGTCCGTTGACCTGACGATTGTCGGCCAGGCCGGAACACTCATTACAAACGGATACGCTCTTGACTCGTCCGGCAACCGGTGGAATCTGCCAGAAACAGTGAACATCCCGCTTTCAGGGGAAGTTGTGGCCACGGCAACCGCCGATTCCGAAGGGGCGATCTCAGCCCCCGCCGGCTCGATCACGACCATCGGAACTCCTACGCTCGGATGGCAGTCCGTTACGAATGCCTCGGCGGCGGTAGAAGGCGCTGCTATTGAATCGGACGCTGAGCTCCGCTACCGCCAGACGCTCTCCACGATGCAGCCCACAATGGGCCTGTGGGATGGTCTTATAGGCTCCATTCAGCAGCTGGATGGCGTTCAGTCTGTGGCAGGGAGACACAACGACACAGGAAGTGAGTCAAGCGAGGGAATTCCCGCTCACTCAATCGCCGTTGTCGTTTCTGGCGGCGCGGCCGATGAGATCGCGGAGACTATATATAAGAAGAAGAGCCAGGGAGTTTCGACCTATGGTTCGACGACGGTCGAGTACATAGACTCCCTGGGCAACGTGAACGAAATCGCGTTCTCCCGCCCGACGGATGTCGCAATCACCATTGCAATCACCCTGAAAGCAACAGATACCTGGCTCACGACGAACGAGGACGATGTCAAAACTCGTCTCTCAGCCTACATCAATGGCTTAGCTATAGGCGAGAAGGTTGACATCATGAAATGCGTCAGCGAGGTCGTCCGGGATGCGGACATATACGACCCGGACTTCTACCTCGAAACCATCACGCTGAACGGGTCGGCGGCATCGGTTGACATAGCCTGGAATCAGAAGGCCTCAACCTCGTCCGGCAGCATCACGATTACCGTGGAGTGATGAGATGGCGAATGAGAACGAATACACGCAGCTCATCGCCGGGGCGCACCGGGAAAAGCCTCGATTTACCGAATGGCTCTATCAGCTGACCCAGCCTCTGTTGGCGGCAAGAACCGCGATCAAAGGGTTCGTGCTGGACTACGACATCGACTATGCGACCGGAGCGCAGCTCGACGCCGTTGGGGTGAGGGTAGGCGAGGCAAGGAAACTCGCCCTCAAGATCACGGATGTGTTTTTTGCATTCGACGATGTCGACGGCGTGGGCTTCGACCTTGGGATCTGGCAGACGGCGCGGGACGACACCTACGGCATCACGGAGCTGTCTGATGAGGTTTACAGGGTTCTGCTCAAGGCGAAGGTGGCCCTGAACCAGTACGGCGGGAAGAATGAGGATCTGATTCAGCTGATCGACCTCATCTCTCAGGCCTTCGGGTTGAACACGAGCCAGATCGCCTATGTGGACTCGCAGGACATGAGCGTTACGGTCTACATCGACAAGGCCAGGGTCCCTCCAATCGTCTGGCAGCTTTTCTACAACAAGGTCATCGCGCTCAATCATGCCGGTGTGCTCGAAAACATCGTCAACGGCGTGGGCGGAAACCTCGCGGCGACAAACGGGACGCTCCTGACGGACGACAGCGGGAACCTCCTCTTCATAGACATCACTTCTTCATGAGGCTTTGAATGGCATCTAACAATTTGACCCCGTTTGCGAACGGGGACGGGGCGAATGTTGTCGATGAAACGACCTGGCAGGGCGATTCGCTTTCGACCGTGCGGTCAGCCGGGTTTCAGTCTGGCATTGCGAAGTCAGCTCAGGTCAATCGCGTTTTGGCTCAAGGAGCCTCGGCTGGGTATGCCATAGGGGAGCTGATCAAAGATTACGCCGCCGAGGACGCAACTATCGATGCATCAGCTCTGTATTCCGGGTTCGTTGATGCCCTGAAGGCTTTGTCGAAACAGGCAGTTATTGATGTCGTTTTCCCTGTTGGATCGGTCTATATCTCGACGGCCTCAACCAACCCCGCAACGCTTTTCGGCATCGGGACATGGGAGCGAATCGGATCGGGCAGAACTCTGATAGATGCGGGCGGTGGCTTTACGGCTGGATCGACGGGCGGCGCAGACACGCATCGGCTGACGGTCAACGAAATGCCCGCACACAATCACACCGCCTGGACTGAAGCTGCGGGCAACCACGCCCACAACAGGGGCAATATGAATATCACGGGCTATTTTGGCTCCGGTCTATATACACGGTACTTCGTGAATGAGGCGGGGGCTTTTTATGCCACGGATGTCGCGGGGACTAAGGGTATGGATGATGGCGGCAGTATGAAGTCGCACTATCAGATAAATTTTGACGCTTCCCGGGCGTGGTCGGGCGAGACTTCATGGCAGGGCCAACATAATCACGCCGTCGGAGTCGACAACACGGGCGGCAGCCAGGCTTTCTCGGTTAGGAATCCGTACCTTGCCGTCTATATCTGGAAACGTGTTGCTTAAAGGAGAGTTTGAATGGCAGTCATCAAAGTATCTGATCTTCCACAGAAATCCACGCTCGACTCTGACGACAAAATCGTCGGGTACAGCTCTACTGGCGGAACATCTCTCCTTCTCGGGAGTGCCTTTACGGCGATTCAAACCGCAGCGGAAACAGCTGCTACCAAAGCTGCCGCCAGCGAATCGTCAGTCTCCTCACAAAAAGCAGAGCTTGAGTCTGAAATCGCAACAGCGAAGACGGACATTGTCACAGCGCAGACAGATGCGGTTTCTGCTGTCCAAGAAGCTCAAAGCACAGCCGAAACGGCCATCACAACAGATCAAACAACGGCTGTTTCTGCCGTTAATTCCGCTAAATCGACTGCGCTCTCTGACATCAGCACCCAACAGGCATCATCGGTCGCGTCCGTCAAATCTCAGGGCGATACGTCCGTCACCGCTGTGCAGTCTGCTCAATCGGCAGCCGAAACCGCCATCACAACGGCGCAGAGCACGGCGGTGACTGCCGTGCAGTCTCAGGAAGCGGCGAGCATCCAGGCGATTGAGGTGGATTCTGTTCTTGCTGGTTACGCGAAAAAGGGCGATCTTAGCTCCGCACAGTCGGATTTGGCGAGCCAGATTTCGTCGAAGCAGGACGCGAGTACCGCCGTGACGCTTGATGGCGTTCAGACGATCACCGGGGCAAAAACCTTCTCTTCCACGGTGACAGCCACGGGGAACGTGGTGTCTTCGGGGGTTATCAAGGGGACACAATTTACTGCAGTTAACGGCGGAAACAAAAATATCGACTTTTTTGCTTATGGCTATCCCATAGTCACCAGCACTTTAGCGGGCGGGTGGTCTTTGGTAGATGGCACCTTTCCCTCGGGCGGCTGGGCGCAGATCCTTACGAACTACGGAGATCAGAGCTGCACTGGGACGATGCGCGCGGCCGCGTTCGTCCAGACCTCTGATGAGAGGAAGAAAGCCGGGCTGACTCCGATACACCCTGACCTCTCGAGCCTTACCGCTTACCGCTATACGTTGGAGGCCGACGGTAAGACACACGTCGGTCTTGTCGCTCAGGAGGTTGAGAAGGTTATCCCCGAAGCCGTAGTAGAGGATAAAGAGGGCTTTCTGGCGCTTGACTACAGCGCCGTAGTCACGGCGCTTGTAGATGAGGTGAACCGCCTTCGGAAGCGTGTTGAAGCGCTGGAAGGGGTAGGAGAGAACTAGAGATGGCTTTGTGCTTTTTGAAGTGGCTCATGTTAATCTCTGTCTCCTTTGCCATTACGCTTGCATCGTGGGCAATAGCCCCTCTTGCGGTGCTGTTGGCAGATAGTGATGGCTACCTGCCTAAGTGGCTTCGGTGGGCAAGCACGGCATCTACGAACCTTGACGGAGACCGCTACAACCGGAGCCGGTGGAAGAGCCAATACATCCGCCGTGTCTGGTGGATGTGGAGGAACCCCGGCGTCGTTGCTCAGAGCACGCCGCCGCTTGGGTTTGTGGTCGAAGCGGGTGATGTCTACGGTTTTGAAGGGGATGAGGCGACCGCGGATAACAACGGCGGGCACTCGGGGAAGGTGCTCAGATGGATAGAGCGTGATGGGAAAGTGGCTGCTTTCCAGTTCTATCTGGTGCATCAGTACTCGTGGCACAAAACACGATGCCTTCGGGTGTGCCTTGGGTGGAAGCTGTGGCAGGCGCCATCAGTCGGCAAGACCTGCCAGCACACCGCGCGGGTTGCTGTTTTTAAGCACTTTGGATAAGGGAAAAGGTATATAGAGGCTTTACGCTTATGGTGGATCTGATCCCTGATTTTTCATCCCGCGTTTTTCTGGCGGTTGGCGGGATTCTGGGGGCCTTGTGCTCCTTTCTTTTTGGCCCGATCGATGACGCGATTGAGTGGCTGTTTGTTTTTATCGTAGTCGACTATTTGAGCGGTACTTATGCCGCGATGAAGACCGGGCAGTGGAATTCCCGTACGGGGTTCCTTGGCATCACCAAAAAGATCGTCATGCTGAGCCTCGTGGCGCTTTGCCATGGGCTGGATATCACTTCGGTTATACCCTTCGTCAGTGTCAGGGATGCGGCGGTCTTTGCTTTCTGCCTGAACGACTTTGGCAGTATCTTGGAAAACATTGAGCGCATGGGGTATGGATCAATCATCCCGGCACCGGTCCGCAAGATGCTGAAAGCGATGGAAGAGCGGTCAGAGGCGATGGCGTCAGATGTGGTGAGTGGTGGAGAGATTCACCGGCAGCACAGAGACGA